GTATGGATAAATTTATGTGTTTGTGACCATACTGGATTGGGTGTACCATCTGGCAAAAACCAACGTTTAAATATCCAATGTGACTTTGGACCAGGATTGAATACAACAAAGATCTTACGCTTAACACCTTTAGTTCTAAATGAGTCTACAAGTTTGATGTACTCTTCTTCTGAATTAACTTCAATAGCCTCGTCTATAAGTAAGTCTGTTGGATTAGCAATACCTTTACCACGCGCAGTCATGGTACCTTCACTTAGTTTCATCGAATGGGTAATAATCATGTTACCATTAGACTTATTAAGGATTTCATCACCTTTGACCTCTATGTAATGCGCAAGACCCCATGAATTAACAATATCTACTATGTCTCTATAAATGGAATTGGTTAGTGATCTTTGTGTATAACGGGCTATAACACCTCTAAAGTAGTCTTCACCCATAAGCTTCATTACAAAGTAAGCAGCTACATTAGTTGATTTGCCTGATGCACGACCGCCTGAGATGATGAAATAAGTCTTATCAGAATAAAAGATAGGTGCGTAAGCATCCAAGAATTTGAAGTCTTTACTCATTACCCTGTTTTGGTAAGATGATATTGATAGGTTTAAAGTCTTCGCCATCCTTGCCGGTTACCTCTTGTCGCGATACTTGTGGTACAAATCGAGTAGAAATCTCTATCCAGAATTTTAAGAATTCAGCTGGTGATTTCTCATACACTTGTTCAAGAGCTTCGGATAACTTATCTTCGTGACCTGCTAATAAGGCACCAAAGGTGGCTTTGATGGACTCTGATGTGGCATTACCTATACCTGGTGGTCTTCCATTAGGATTACCTGATTGTCCTTTTTGAAACGGCATTGATAGATTGTTATTTACAATATATATATTTGTCTCACTTTTTTCAAAAAAATTTTTTTTATTCAAGCAAGTGTTATACATTTGCTATAAGAAAATCAAAAAATTATGAAACTAAGTCCAGAACTACAGAAAGAAACAGCAAAACTAAATGCTTTATTCCAAATTCACCACAAGATTTTATTTTTCCGAAAGGAGTATCCACAATCCGATATTATGCGTATGGTAGGTCAACGTGAACAATTCCGTTACTATACTGATCTATACAATATCGCAAGATTGGAAGTAGCTTTATTAGAAGAAGGTAAAATTAGTGTAGCAACAATTGGTGTCTTTATCCAAGAGTTATGCACAGCCTTAGAAAGCTATAAAAGTTTGCAATAGTCTAAAAAAATTTCAAAATCCATTTTTTTCTAACATGGCAAGTGGTTAAATTTGCTATAACAAAAAAGAACAAATATGAAAATGATTGCACAATTCGAACACATTGGTTGGTTTAAGGAGTATTACTTAGGTGATAAATTCTTAGGTTCTATCAATATTAATGAACTCGATAGAGAAGAAGTTGGCTATCGTGGTCGTCGTACCGAAACTATTTTAGAGCCTTTGTCTATAAAGAAGGGTCTTATCTTAAAACCTGGTACTGAAGTAAGAACAATCGTTTATCCGTTATGTGGTAGACTTAAAAATTCAATTGTAAAATGAAAGTAGCTATCTTAATCCATAATGACAGTACTCGTTCAGGTGCTATATTATCTGAAATTAAGTACTTACACGAAATAGCCAAGTTAAATCCAGAGTACGAGTATGTAATTTGGACTATTAACGAGTCTCTTAAAAAGAAAGTACTTGATAAATGGGATGAGTATTGGTTCTGGGCTTCAGGGGTAAAGTGTATTTGGCCAGAAGACTTTGACATTGTTGAAGTAGAAAGTGCCGATGCCGTTATTACAAGTCCTTTGCACTCTAATCTATTTGGTGGTGTTCCAAATAGGAATCAAATGTTGTCTTATACCGTTATTTCTTACTTAAGTAATAATGGTACTAAGGTTTATATTAGACTCAATGACTCAGAGATGATTGTGCGCGATTATAGACTGACACTCATTGATAGATTTGACAGAGGTACAATATCTAAAAATACACCTGAAGTGGTTTTAGAAATGGCAAGAGGTGTTATACTGCGTCAAGAATGGAATTATACCAATATCTACTGGTTGGCAAATGGATCTAAATCTTTTTATGATTGGGCTGCAGAGACTCTTTGGGATAAACAGATACCTTTTTATAGGCCTGTTGCGAAACGCATTTACCAAGAAAGAGTAGTCTATGCTTCGGATGACTTATACTTCCAAGTTAGAGAGAAGGCAAGGACTATTTCATGGAATTTTGCAGTAGATGATCCTTATGAACACAAGCTTTGCTATATTGGATTTTTTGATACCATCAATACGAAACGTGCCAAAGTCTTGACTGACTTATTTTTAGAAGATCAATATCATATTCCTCTTAAAATCTTTGGACAAGGTACTGAGATCTTAGAGAAGTTGAAGTCTGTTGACACAATTGAGATTGAAGAGGGTCATATGCCAGGAGACTCTCTGCAATTTTATAATTTCTTAAATACTCATATGGCTTACATCTTTATTGGCAAAGGCGGCAAGTCTGCTAAGTATATTGGCAAGACGGTTTATGACTGCTTTATAGCTAAGACCCCTGTTTTGGTATATAAGAAGATGGATCCTGAGATGAAGATCTATGGAAAGGCTGACTACTACTTTAATAACGAGAAGGAATTGGCGGATATTTTCGAGAAGTTGAAGAATCCACTAACACGTAGAGACTGGATACTCGATCAAAGGCAACAAATTTTGAATCACTTACCATTTTCTCGCTTCAAATTCTAAAAAAAATTTTTTTCTTTCATACCAATTGGTTAAATTTGCTACATGAAATACGAACAAATGCTACCGCACCAGGAATTGCTTGCTAAGAGTGAGTCACTCCTGCAACAGATGCTGTCTAATGAAAAACAGTTACGGACTGAGATCATTCGTTTAGAAGCATTGATTGCCAACTTAAAACTTAGAATCCACTTAATTAAAACTCAAAATGAAGAAACAGTTTGAAACTAAAATTACTCTGAGAACGGAGTACATGACGCATCCTATGCTTAGGACTTTAGAAGAGAAGATCTTAATCAATTACATTGCTGACATGACTAAGGTTTATGGCCATTGCCACTCTTCCAATTCTATCATCTCACGTGATATCTTTTTGCCTGAGAGGTTTGTTGAACCACTCTTAAGAATGTTGGAAGAATTAGGTTTCATAGAAGTACTTACAAACCATGTAGGTTCACGGACATTAAAGCTATTGCCACTCCAGACTGAAAGTGTAAACAAAGCCAATTACTTTGACTTGCCAGGCAATAATATTGATATTTTTGACACATCTAAATAAAACAAAATGAATAACTTAGAAAGATTAAAATTCCTCTTAAAAGAATACTCTATTTTAAGGGAAGACTTGTTCGAACTAAAATTTGGTGGAAAGAAAGTTCCAATCATTACTCGAACTGGTATTGAAAAAATCATGAGTAAAGCCAACATCACAATTAAGTATGAACTGTCTCATATCACTGCAGAACATAAGTACATCGTAATTAAGGCTATTGCCAAAATGGGTGATCAAGAACTCGAGACTTATGGCGAGTCTTCGCCAGCTAACTGTTCACAGTCTTATCCGGTTGCTATAGCTGAAAAGCGTGCCAAAGCGAGGGCTGTTTTACAATTGGCTGGTTTTTATTCTGAAGGTGTATATTCAGAAGACGAGTTCGAGGCAAGTGTTATTAAAGCTAATAGAGTACAAGATGGAGAGAATGTATAGGGTTTACTACAAATATCCTGACAAGGATGCCGAGTACTACCAAACACTGGATTCGGTTGATGAAGCTTCTGCAGCTGCATCTGTTCGACTATATTTGAAATCTAACAATATTGTCCATACTATTACTCGGGTAGAGTGTCTGTTTGATACCACGCCAAAAGATAAGACTATATTGGACGAAGTCAATGATATCATTTATAAACGTGATACTGAAAAAGAAAGGCTGTATGGTCCTTTTAACGAAGGTATGGAACGTGCTGCTAAAATATGGTCTGGCATGACTGGTAAAGACTTGTCTGCGCGTGATATGTACTTGGCTTTAATTGCTCTTAAGTTTTCACGCGATAGCTATAATCCAAAGTATGATAATCTACTCGACATGATGGCTTACGCAGTTGCAATGTATGAAAATCAAAAACATGATTATGACAAGACAAAGTAATTTTACTAACGCGACAGAAGTCTTTGATTATTTTCATACAGAGCTATCTAAACAAGTGCCTGGTCCAGTTAACACTAAGGCTTTAGAGAACATTTCTTTTACTATTAATGATACTACACAGAAGACAGTTAATAGTAATCTTAGGCAAACTCCTATAATTTATGCTGAAAAGGAGTGGCAATGGTATTTAA